GACAATGGGCAAAAGATGGTTGGTATTATCAGTTTATGCTCTCGGAGGGCGGCTATATGGCTCGTACCGATTGGCGATATAAGCAAAAGAAGGCTTTGCGTGAGGAGTTGGATGCTGAGGTGTTGAAGTTGTCGGGCGACAAGAAAGCAGACGAGCCTTACAAGTTGCTCGCTCAACTTGCGCAGGAACCTTCGGGCCTTGTTATACCGCGATTGTCTGTGGGCAAGAATAAAGAGGGTAAGACCGTTGGTGGTTATCAGGATAATATACCGCTTACCATTGGTCAGATTCTCTATATGCGCAATGCAATCCGTCAGCCAAATGGCTTTGCCGGATACTTGGCTTGGGGTATTCCTGAGGAGGATATGAAGAAGATTGCTCAATATGCAGAGGCTAACTATCCTAAGTACTGCCGTTTCTTTGATTGGGTAGTATTGGAGTTTATGCCAAAGTTGTACGAGATGCAAGATGCAATCTACTTCGAGAAGTTTGGCACACATCTTCCGAAGACAGCTTTCTACTTCCCATTTGTGCGTGATAAGCGCATGGTTGGTAAGGTTGCTGAGGTTGGAGAAGGTGAAGTATCGTTGCCATCTTCGGTTACAGGCAATATCGTAGAGCGTGTGAAGACTTCGGCAAAGATGGACTTGCAGGCTGATGCGTTTAGCGTATTGCAGGACCATATTAAGGAGACACTTGATTGGTGCGCTTATGTTGAGCTTACCGATAAATTTAATAGTGTAGGCACATCACACGCTTTTGGCAATATGTTGAAGGCTCAGGGCGTATCGGTGCAGAAGTTGAAGGAGATGTATGAGGTGGCAGTTGGTCAAGGTAAGATTAACTCTACTGATAACACTACTTTGACAAAGACATTAAACGCTATATCGAAAGGTTTAGTGGCAGGAAATATCGTGCTCAATCCCAATGCTGCGATTAAGCAGATTGTATCGGCTACTGCGACTTTGGGATATTCGGCAAACCCTAAACTTTTGGCAATTTGGGTCAAGAACTTCTTTGTTCCATCGGTTGTGAAGACCGGTATTGGCAAAGTGGTACAGCAGATGAAGAGAGGAGAAATAGAACCTGTTGAGGCTATTGATTGGAAAGTTGTAGGCGATAATTGGAAGTGGGCTATCGAGAATATCCCTACTCTGCGTGAGCGTTGGGAGGGTCGTGAGTCCGGCTTTGAGGTATTGAAATCTCACAGCTTTGATTCGTGGGATAAACTTACTGCAATGATTACCAATGCAGGATTAGCTCCAAATGCTTTTGTGGATATGCTAACCTGCTCAAATGCAGCCAAAACTATATATGAGTATGAGTATCCTCGTCTATTGGAGCGCGGCCGCTCGAAAGAGGACTCCCATAGAGAGGCGTGTGTCAAGGCTGCAATCTTCGTGAACGAAACACAGCAGTCAAGTCTTAACGGATTCTTGTCTTCGTTCCAATCGGGCGGTGGCTTGCAGCGTATTCTTGGTGTGGGACTTGGTGCCTACCAGAACTCCTCCATGTCATTTGCTCGAAATGAGCGTTTTGCTCTTACAAATATGCTTCGTATGGCTAACTCTTCTACTCGTAATGATATGCAGATGCGACAAATCGAGGCATACAAAGAATTGGGTGTTGAGGAAAAGAAAGCGACTGAACTTGCCAAGCAAGATATCAGTGAGTCTTATGGTCAGCAGGTGGCAGGATTTGTACATAATGGAGTGCTCAACAACTACATCTGGAAGATTGCAGGAGTGCTGTTGGGTGGTATTGCATCGGCAGGATTTGCAGCAATGTTCGATAAAGAGGAGTGGAATAAGTTGTGGAAGAATGAGAAGTTCCGTCAAGAACTTGCAAGTGCAGTATCGGCAGAAACTATTTTATGGCAGACACCTTTGTTCTACAATGCTCCTATAACGAAGCAGATACTTGAATACTCGCATAATGTTGCGGAAGGCAAGGCCTATGGTGGAATTTTTGAGTCGCCTACTTCGCAGAGTGCTCAGGATTTGATAGATGCTATTTTTAAGCAGTGGGTTGGTGTGACAAATAAGACAACCGGTGAAAGAGAGAGGAAAGAGCCTACACGATACGACCGCAGTGCAGAGTGGCTTGTGGTAAGTACTCTTATAAAAGCTGGACTTGGCGTAAATCCTGACCTTGTCGTACGAATGGCGCAAGGCATAGACGATATGATGAAAGATGGAGTTCAGGTAGAGGATGTAATGGCAACGCTTGCCTCGCCTCGTGGGCTTACTCGTGCTATTGCAGGAGAGCCAAGACCGGGTGAGAGCAAACAAGAGTACCTTGACCGAATGTCGTATATCTATCGTCAAGTAAATGCCGGCAGTGGAGAGTACGACAAGAAGTTTGTGTCGGAGCGCACAAAGGAGTATATCGACAATAAGGATAATAAACTCTATCGCGAACTCGGCATTGTGCCACGAGAGGTGCGTATTTTGGAGCAGAGAGTCAAGGCTATTCGCAAGCAGTTACTGTTCTTTGACAAGAGCGATGAAGGCATTGCAGAGTTTAAGGCTTTGTCAGAAACGGAACGCAAACAGCAAATCGAGATAGCAAAGGGGTATGACAAGGTGTTTGCTCTTACCCGAAAGATGAATCAGGGTATTTTACCATTCGATGAAGAGGGAATGAGGAAAAGAAAAGATGAACTGCAACAGCGATACGAAATGTTGAAGCAGGTGTACGATATGTGGATTGAGCATAACAATAAATAATTACCTATATGAATCAAGTAGATGTAACGAAGTTGGGCTTGCGCTACCGAAAGCCAAAGCGCAAGCCATCGGGATTGAGAGCTGCAATACGCAGAGATGCCGATAAGGAGAAGAAGAATATGGACCTCTTGTGGTCGTGCTACAACGATTGGTTGCAGTTGGCGGATAAGCGTTTGGAGCACTTGCGCTTTATGCGATACTACAATGGTGACCAATGGGGCGACCTCGTTGAGGACCCGGATAACAAGGGCAAGAAGATTACCGAGCGAGAGTTGTTCTCTCGTAGCGGTATTACGCCTATCACGCACAATATCTTACAGCAGTATATCCGCAATGTGTGCGGTCAGTTGCTTACTAACAACTACAAGACCATTATCAACGCTCGTAGAGAGGAAGATGCACAAGTTGCCGAGATGCTTACCAATGCTATTCAGGCGTGTCTTGATATTAACGAGAACCCAACCATTGATATCAATGTCATTATGGCATTGCACACCATTGGTACCGTAGCAGCAAAGATTACCTACACAGCATGGGACGAGCGTAATTGTACTGATGGTCGTATAGACTATGTTAATGAGCAGCGTATTGCGTGGAATCAAGATGTTGAGGACCCACGACTCTTTGATATTAGGCGTATCACAGAGTTGCACTCCTATACTATGGGAGAGTTGATTGCTAACTTCGCACAAACACCTGCTGATGAAAAGGCTATTCGAGAACTTGCTTGGACTCTTTCGCAGAACGAGAAGGAGCGAATGGAGAACATAAATAACACGGCAAAGACCGTGCTTGGTAGTATGGACTTCTGGGGCAACGCTCTTGAACAAAATAAGTTCCGTGTTATTGAGGTGTGGTACCGTTGTGGTCGGTGGGTGTTGTGGACTAATGACCGAGCAACCTTTGAAAGACCAAAAGAGTACATTGACAACATCGAGGCGATGAAGGCTCGTGTTGAGGAGGAGAATAGACGAAGAGTCTTGCAGGGTACATCAGCAGGCATTGAGGTTGAGCAGATACCTCTTATCGAGATGGAGGAGCGATATGAGCACTATTGGAATTGTCAGTTCCTCACTCCGCAAGGAGTCTGCTTGAAGGAGTTGGAGTCTCCATACAAGCACGGCTCACACCCATATATCTTTGCGACAATGCCTATCATTGACGGAGAGTCCAAGCCTTTGTTCTCAGACCTTATAGATATGCAGCGTAACATCAATCGTCAGCGCACTATGCTCGATATGCTTATTGCATCGAGCGCAAAGAATACTCTGTTTATTCCGGAAGATGCGTTAGACGGTAATACTCTTGAAGAGTACGCTGAGGAGATTATGAAGATTAACGGCATTATCAAGTTCAAGCCTAAACCGGGTGTTCCTATGCCACAGTTCTTGCACCGCAATGCTATCAACATCGGCATCTTTGATGTGCTCAACTTCGATATGCAGCAGATACAGCAGATTAGTGGCTTGTCGGGAGCTATCCAGGGCCAAGTGGCAAAGTCTTCTACACCTGCATCATTGTATGCTCAACAGGCGCAGAATACGATGCTAAACTTCGTGTTGTTGTTCAACCGCTTTAACGACTACGCATTGAAGCGTGACCGCAAACTGCTCTCTACACTTGTGCAGTACTACACTGTTAAGCGATATATTGCTACTTCGGGCAAGAACTATGGACAAACTGCTACCGAGTATATACCGGAGAAGGCACAGGCTATTATTGATAGCGTATCGTTTGTACCTTCGCAGGGTATGGATACACCTGTATTCCGTATGCAGATTAACGACTATCTTATGGATATGTTGAGGGGCGGTATGATTCCGGTAGAGACATTCTTACAGCATACTACCCTACCATTTGGCAAGCAGATACTTTCGGAGTTGCAGTCGTTGAAGGAGCAGCAGGCACAAGGTATTGCACCGAATATGCAGAGTGTGGATAATATTCAGCGATTGGCAGCTGAGCAGTCAGACCCTCGTGCTATGCAGATGTTGCAGCAGATAATGGGTAATAACTTTAAGAAGGAGTTGTTGCCGGTGGCATAGTATAGTTATATCTAAACAGCAAGCAACTCGTGACGATTTGTCACGAGTTGCTTTTCTTTATTTGGCACACGCTTTGCATCGTACCAATCGTAGTATTACTTTGTCATCTTCAAGGATTAGGATTGCTTGTCTGCGGTTGCTTGCGCCTTTATTATCCTTGCATCTACACTCTGCCTTTGTCCGATAGCAGTTGTAGCCGGTTGCATTGAACGCATCACTTATCCGGGTAAGTTCGGACTTGCGTTTGAAGTAGTAGGTCTTCATCAGAACGCTCCTTCCTGTGCAAGTTTAAGGGCTTCTTGTATTCCAAAGTGTTTTTTTACCCAAGCAAATCTAAAAGCATCATGGCCTTTTACCATTGGCTTATTGCCATACTTGTCATAGTAAAGATGTGCATCATATATCTTGGCCCTCCAACCCGATTGCACTTTTCGAAGCCAATCCATTGCATCTTGACCATAAGCAAAACGCTTGGTGATTTCAAAGTAGCCAAACAACATAGCCTTACCATAGTGGTAGAATTTCTGCGCAGCACGGTTACTATCCTTCTCCGCTTTGCTGCTAATTACTGGTGTCTGCATAACTGTAATTAGTGTATAAAGAGAGGCGTTGCCCCCTATGTTTGCAGACACCACACAACGAGATATTCGAAGTGAGTCAGGTACAACGCCTATATTTGCTTGTGATAGTACCTCTATGTATGATGTCTGCACCGCAAAGATACAACCATTTTTTAAATTTGCAAAGCGTTTTCAAAAAAAAGTTGCATTTCACACACAAAATGCGTTAAACAACTCTCTCGCTTTGAATGTTTCGTGAGGCCTATTCGGCATCACAGCAATTTCACACTTTGAGTTGTAACAACATTGTTGTTACAAAAAGTATCACAATCCATCACAATATGCCATCACAAATAAGGAGGCTATTGCGCCTCCTCGTTATTGTCTGTTTTCCTTTTGAGCATTATAATCTCTGATGCTACTATATTTGTATATGTTTGCTCTATATTGTTGCTCTTGGTAGTGCGATAACTAATCTTACCTTCTATATATATCTTATCACCTTTCTTGACATTTTTCTCTACATATTCGGCAAGTTTCTCCCAGCATACAATACTGTGCCATACCGAGTTCATTTCTCCTTCCTGGCCTTCTTTTTTTGTCCATTCGTTTGTAGCAAGGCGGAATCTGGCAGTTATACGACCAAGACTGTAATTTTGTACATCGGGGTCTGCCCCGACATAGCCGATAAGTTGTACTTTGTTTAGCATAATTGAATTAGAATTTTAATGGTTTATTATATATGTGCGTGTGTTCTTATTGTTATATGGCCCTCTTTACGCTCGTACATCTCGTGCTCCTTCGGCATATCCCACTTGGAGGAGACATAAAGACCGATGCCATACGACATATATATATCATCGTGTTCACCATCAACGGCTCCGTATGTATCTCGTTTCTCCTTTTGCTCGAACCAAGCACACTCGTCAAGCAATCGTTCATCTCGCACAATAACCTGCTTATCACGCAAGAGGTGCTGCATGTGCGATACGATAGCCATCTTCTGCGACCTTCCGGTGTACCAGCCGTAGTGTGGAGCCAAGCCTTCACGCACCTTTGTCGGGTCATCACGATAGTATATGTTTTCGTAGAACTCAACAATAGCATCAAGGATAGTAAATGTGTGGTCGCCCTCAGAACCTTTGGTGTCGAGAGAGTTGAACTCGACTACAAGCAGTGCATCATTGAAGAACTTGGCAAGCTGCACGGCTCTCCACACTGCAAGGTCTTGGTCGAGGTGGAAACGCCAAGTACCTATACACTCCTCCACACCACCAAACATAAGCGGATAGCGGTCAATAACGGAGATAACTGTCCAGTCGGCATCATCACTGCGACCTCCGATATCCATTGTTACTATATATCTATTACTTACATTGCGCTCCTTATCCGGCATCGCCCAGAGGAAGAGGTCGCCATTATCGTCAGGAACAAAGCGCAACGATGAGTCGATAGCCTCCTTGCCATACTGCATTGTGGCGAGGAGTGTTCCGGTATATTTCGGAGCAGAGCAGCCTGCCCTGAGGAAGTCGATGTCTGCTGCATTATGGACATAGCGACCTGTTGTGGAAAACGCCTCCTGCGGTGTTGATGGGAACTCCTGCTTCATGCGGAACTCGCTCGGCATCTCAGCCAACTTCTCACGATACCAATTAAGACCTTCGAGTGTAGCACCCAAATTCCATCTATCCCACTCCTCAGGCGTGAGCGTAGCGATAAAGCTGCGCTTATCCTCTTCGCTAATAAACGGCTTTGTGTAGATAGGGATTTCAAACCACGCCACGAAGATTGGCTTAAATGCGCTCTCTCCCTTCTCTGCCGCTTTCCAAGTACGATAGAAGTAGTTGCCAATACCCTTTGCCGTTGATTCGAGAATAATGGCTGTAAATGGGATATTAGGCACAGATGCGATAATAGACTGCGCGAGGTCATCACCCTTGATAGCAGGGTTGTCTTGCCACAATCCCACCTCCGAAAGGTGTGCCAACTTAATATCCGATGAACGCAACGACTCAGGGTTCTTGATGGATGCGATAGCAATGGAGCAACCTCGTGAAGGAATAATCTTCTTGTTGGGTGAGCCTTCAAAACTTTTGAGTTGGACCTTGCATATATCCTTCGGGTGGTGCTCTGCCATAAGCGAGTACATCTTACGGATAGTACGAGAAGCATCCATCTCGTGCGTAGCAATTACCGAGTTCCAATTCTTGCGATGGAAGAGCTGTATCCACGCAGTCCATTGGTCGATAAGTGTTGAGCCGCCATACTGTCGGGCCTTTAAGAGAATCGCACGAACAGGTTTATTGGCGAAGAGGTCGCAATTTATCTCTTTGAGAATCTTTAATTGTGGCTTATTCAGCACAAAGCGTATATCTCTACCCGACAACTTATCCATAATTGTCGAGCAAGTTGCCGCCCAATACTCAAAGTCGAATGTTATGCGTTGCAGGTTGAGCCAATCGAGCAGTTCGCCAAAGAAGATACCCTCCTGCTCGGCATAGTGAGCGAGAGTACCGCAACGAACAATATCTTGAATAGTAGATGTGCGCCAAAGGTAGTCAGGAATGAAAATGCGCTGTGTAGGAGTGATGTCGAGTGGCTCTCGTGGAAGTGTTGAGCCCTCACCTGTTAGAGGATTGTATGGAGCAAATAGTTTGGCGTTGCGCCTATCGTTCTCCTCTAATACTTTTCTTAACTCCTCGTCTGTCACTTGCGCCTACCCTTGATAAATGAGTTGATAATGCGAACTATCGTGTAGGGTTGCAGCCCTATAAGAGGGTCTTGCGAGATAACATCGGCATAGTAACTGACTGAGAGATACCGAGCCTCTGTCGGGTGCTCTTCCATCTTCTTGGTCCTTAGTTCCTGATACCGATTGAATATCTCCTTGTGGAGATTTATCGCCCTATTGGAGCGAGGATTAGCCTTGTCGTATCCGTTCATCGTGCTTCGATGTGATTTTTCTCACATTCAGTGCAAAATTAAAGGTAAATAATTATATATCCAAATAATTGTAAGCCTTTACCTTTGCTTTTGTAGAAAATTCATTTCACTATGGCAAAAGAAAAAGACGAAAAAGTACAGCAACCGGAGAGCGTAACGGAGATAGTTGTTGCCACTCCGGAGGTTGTTGAGCCTGCACCATCGGCAGAGGTGGGAGCAGTAGAGCCTGCGGCTGTGGAGCCATCGCCAGCACAGGTTGAGGGTACCGCACCTGCGGCTATTGACTCGCTTCGTGCGATGATTAGCGAGAAGTTCGGTAAGCAGTTCGAGACTGACGAGGAGATGTATGCTTGGATTCACGAGCAGCTCTTGCAGATGTCGGATACAGATGGCGTAGTAGGCGAGATTCTCGCAGAGTATCCGGAGTTGTATGCAGTTATTCAGGACTTGCAGGAGGGCAAACCTCTTGAAGTTGCTTTGGCTGCAAATATCGACATCGACTCCTTAAAACCTCTCGAAGGCGAGGAGATGTATGCGGACTATGAGGCTGCCAGAAATGCTCGTAAGGAGCGCAAGGCAAAGGCTGACGAGTACCGTGCATCATTCACCAAGAACGCAGAGGAGAGTAAGCAGATTATCTCCGACTTCTTCTCGGAGGTGGCATTTGATGAGGAGCAGGGTGTGGCTTTCGCAAACAAAATCGACAAGATGATTGCAGACTACACCAATGGCATCGTAACTCGTGAGTTCCTTGATGTATTCTACCGTGCTATGAACTACGAGCAGGCGATGGAGTCGGCTCGTGAGGCCGGAGCAATCGATGCAAAGAACGCTCGAATTGATGCTGAGCGTGAGCGTGCCGAGGCAGAGACTGACGGACTCCCAACAGGCGGTAGTGCAGTAGGCGTAACGATGCCGAGCGAAAGAGGTCCAAAAGACCTATTTGACGAGGTGCGTGACAACTCTCGCAGGAATTGGTAATCAACAATCCATTTAATCAAACATTTAATAATCAAAGAAGTATGAAAAAGACAATGAAAATTTTGTCGTGCTTGACTGTTGTAGTTGCAGCAGTTGTAGCCGTTTTGGGCGTTCTTGGTATCATTGATGTTGAGACCGCTTTGGGTGCTGGCTCTATGCTTGCAGTTGCTCCTGTTGCAACCTTTGAGGGCGCAAAGGAGGGTGATACTCACACCGGTTCGCAGCCATTTATGACTACGGAGCCTGTGGGTGGTAAGATTAGTTCGGTGGCTCCGGAGGATAAACCTGCGCATAACACCACTACGGTATCACAGAAACTATCCAAGATTCAGCCATCATTAACCCCTATTGACACATTCCTGCGTAACATTGGTAGCGGTAAGACAAACTCTGATGTCTTCGAGTTCTACTCGATTGTATCACGAGGTGTCAAGGCTGTGGTTGGCTCCGGAGTTAGAGCAGGTGAGACTGCCGAGATTACTCTCTCTTCGGGAGCACACTGCTTATCGCTTGATGGCGATTTGCTCGTGCCTTCGTATGAGGTAGTAAATGGAGAGGCTCAGGCCATCAGTTCAAACGCATCGTTTGCAATGCGCCCATTGGTACTACACATTGTAGGTATCGACTATGCGGCAAAGAAGATTACCGTTATCGGTGTCAATGCTGATGTACCTGCTTTACCTGTGGATACAGAGTTGTTCCGTATGGCATCGGCAAAGGACCAGGATGCTGCTATCAGCAACGACCCTATGGCAACTCCTACAAAGGATGCAAACTTCTGCCAGCGTAATATCGCTACCGTATCGGAAAATGCTTATCAAGCTTTGCAGGATAAGGAGGTAGAGTACGGTATTGCCGAGTTCAAGGAGCAGGCATTGCTCGACTTCCGTTATCAGGCGGAGATTTCGTCTATCTTCGGTGCACAGTACGCCAAGAACAACGGTGAGTTGATTGACCCTACAACGCAGAAGCGCAAGCTCCACATGCGAGGTCTTCTCGACTTCAACATTCCTCATATCACTCGTAGCGAGAATGAGACTATTGAGGAGTTCTTGAACAAGGCGATGCAGACTTCGTTCTCGAACAACAACGGTTCGGAGAAGCGTTTGTTCCTCTATGGCCCTGATGTTGCGACCGAGATGGCGAACTCCGGTGCATTCCAAAAGCAGTTGGAGGCAGGTAAGACCGAGTGTAAGTGGGGTATCACTTGGAAGGTTATTGAGACCAACTTCGGCACCTTGATGGGTATTATGCACAATGCTCTCGGACTTGTGGGCTTTGGCAAGGCTGCTCTCATCATCGACCCTGCAAACATTCGCCGTATTGAGCAGGTACCTCTTACAATGGAGAACCTCGACCTCAAAAAGGCTGGTATCCGTAACTCGAAAGATGTCCTCTTGGAGGAGGCTTGGACTTTGGAGGTTACCAACCCTACCACTCACGCATTGCTCGACTTCGGAGCATAAGCGTATCATTGACCGAAGGAGGCTGATTACCTCCTTCGGTTCCTAACATTATTAAAATAAAACTATATGAGAGTAACATTTACAGCAGGCAAAGGTCGCAGATTTACGACTTCTGTACGCAAAAAGAGTGGCCGTTTGGTATATGTTCAATTTGACCCCTCCATTATGTTCGGTAATGTGGGAGAGTCTATCTATACGACCTCTGATGCAGAGGTTATCGAGGGCTTGAAGGCTCACCCTCGCTTTGGCACATATTTCCGTATTTTGCGAGAGATTGATGACACGCCAAAGGTTGAGGGGAAACCACAGCAGCCTAAAACTTATGCCGACCTCTGCAAGGATAAGGAGAATATCGTTGAGGAGTTGTCGGTAGTAGATGTGGCGACAGCACAGAATTGGTGTCAGCGCACACACGGCACTGTCTTCAAGGCTCGTAAAGCTGATACTATCAAGCAGGAGGCTGCCGAGAAATATAACACCGTATTCCCTAACTTCAACTAAAACCTATGGCAACACGCACTCAAATAGTAGAAAAAGCCTATAAGTGTCTTGACGAAGTCTATCCGGACACTCCGCTGTCGTCTGACATCGAGGAGTTTCGTGTAGCAGACTTTGTCGATGATGCCATACGCTTTATTGGGCGTGTTGCTCCGGTTAGGGCGTTGGGTGCAGGAACTTCGTTTGTGCCAAAAAAAGAGTCACAAGAGGGAGAGGGTGGCACCACCACGCAAACCGATGACGACTCATATCTGCGAGTAAATCCTGTGCCACTTCATCGGGGCTTTGTTCGTCTTATCGCTTTCCAAATGAGCGATTGGGCATTGCCTGTTACTAATGCTCTCTACTCTGATAATCCTCGCTATCGTCAGCAAGCGGACCCTATTCTTATGGGAACGCCTAAACGACCTGTCGTGTTCATCTGCGATGGCGATACAAACTTGGAGTATTACAGCAGTACCGGGACTATTACAAAAGCACAAGCCTTTATCGTGTCAGATACAGCGGAGTACCCGGAGCAGTTAAGCGAAGCGATTGCTTGGAAGACCGCAGAGCTTGTGTTGTCTGCTATGAATGATGTGCACGGAGTTCAGTTCGTGCAAGCACAACTTAAACAACTTTTGGAGTCGTTATGATACACTTTATAGAGATACTTAACGAAGATGTGTTTGGTGCTGTGGAGCGTGAGTCTTCGCAGAACTTCCGTGCACTCCGTGCAAGCGCAGCACAGCAGGGTGCAACAGGTGCTGATACCCTATATGAAGATATGGTAATAACGACTGATGAGCACGCATCACTCTTGGCACGGTTAAAAGAGGTTATACCTAATATATATCAGGACATTCGAGGATATACGCCTGAATACTTCGTGTCTGATGAGGGCTTTGGCTTTGCTGTTGAGGCAAAGGATTGCAATGCAGGAGAACGCCTTGCACCACTCTTTGAGAAGCTTGCACAGTATATGTTGTTGGCGTGGTGGTACAATATCCGTATGCCACAACTCGCACAGCAGTACTCGGCATCAGCATCGGAGACTATGTCGGCTATTCGCTCGATTGTTATTCCAACATTTGGTACTCGAAAATTAAGAATGTTTTAGTTATGATAACAATATATCAAGGAGAGACATTGGCATTCGCATTAAGTGCGAGTGATTTAGAGGGTGAGGACTTGAAAGACTTTCAAGTTCGTGCAGCAATGGTGCTAATGCCTGCAAATATCCAAAGCAAATCATTCCGAAGAGATTGCTGTTGCCAGCCTGCATCACAACCAAAAACCATATTAACATGGTCGACTGATGTGGATAATCAGACAGGAACAGCTGCGTGGATATTAACTACCACACAAAGTTCGTCTCTTCCGGTTGGTAATTATGCGATAGAAGTGGCATTGCTTGACATTGTGTCTGGTCAAGAGATAAAGAAAAAGACAGTGGAAATAATCGAAGTTATACCATCTTACACCATATAGTTATGGAAACAACATTAAATATAACAAAGCAGGACCTCAATGCCGGCACAATTACCGAAGAGCACAAATTGTTCTTCGGACATATATTTCGTGGAAAGAGCGCATATCAGTATGCGATAGAGAATAATCTTTTCTCTGGTACTGAGGAGGAGTTTGCGGAGTATCTTGGTAATATTAAGAATGTAACTGATGCAGCAGAAAAAGCAACCCGAAACGCAAGGTCCGCTACTGTTATGGCAGGCATTGCCACACAAGAAGCAAATGATGTGGCTCAGTATGCCTCAGGCGTGGGTGATGAGGTCACACAAAAAGGCAATAAGGCTGACGAAGCAGCGCAAGCGGCAACTCAGGCTACTACCGCTGCGAACGAAGCAGCTATCAATGCAAACCAAGCAGCGCAAGATGCCGTAAGTATAGCCAATAGCAAGGGCGAAGAGGCTATAAGCAGAGCAGATGAAAAA